TTGGACCTTTGTATTGGACTTCTGCATCCACCATCTGCTGATAGAACCGTTTCCAAGTTCTTAGACGCCTAGTTTTTGCATGAGATGGCCAAGAAATCATTCGTCTTTGAATTAAGGCCTGCAAGTGTTTCCACCGTTTTGACTGCTCTGATGGACTAGAGGTTAAGGACATTACCTCCGCTCTTGGCAAAAGTAGTTTTAATCTCTGTGCCACCGCGTCGCCAACACCGTTAGCATCTACGCCCACAGCGAGCACATCGTAGTTTTCTAGAAAGTTAACAATTTGATAGTACTGTTCTTCCCAGTCATCTCCTTGCATTTCTAGCCAATTTAAAATTCTATGGTCAAAGTAACCGAACTCATCGGGTCTATCCCAATCAACCCACACAACTGTTACCACAGTGCTGTCTGTCTTACGAGCAGGGTCGATACCAACAACAACAGGTGTTTTGTGCCACGACTTAACAAGTTCTTGAGAAGTATCTCCTAATTCATCCATAATTGATGAAGTAACAAACATTCCTCGTTCTAACAACCACTTGCAGTTGTACGACATCTGAAATTCATCAGAATCTTCACCAATACGAAGCATCTCTTTACGAATGAACTTCTCGTAATTTTGATTAAATTTTGAAACATCTTTCCAATCCCATTGGAAATGATTTTGTCGTGCAGCACGGCCTGTCTGTCGTCTACGATTTAATTGAATAGAACGATAGAAGTTATTTTTACTAGTAGTTGGAGTTCCAGTTTTAACCATCGTACCCGCGTAGTACGCAAGCATTGGACTAATAGACTTTGATACAACAAAATCATCTGCTTCTTGACACTCGTCAATGATGACAAGGTGAAACGACTTAGATTCAATCTTTGCTCGTGGGTTAGCGGTCATCATTGTGATAGTTGAACCAGATTTTTTCAAACGAATCTGACGAGTAACGCCTCCCACGCGTGCGGCTGTGTCATCAATCTCTGGGTCATCCATAATTTCTAAAGCACGTTCTGAACTGAGTCGTGTGACTGTACGTCCAAACAAAGTTTCGGCTTGTGACTCTGTTGGAGCGAACAATCCAACCCAAATTCCATCTTTAAATTTACCTAACAAATCTGGATATAGTTTTGCAAGTCTAGGAAGAAGAATCATCATTGTTGCAACGGTGTCTGCAACTGTTTCAGATTTACCTGACTGACGAGAAGCAAGAGCAGTGATTTCTTCACCATCATTGATAATCACAGACTCCATAATGCGACGTGCAAGAGGTTTTTGATAGGGGTGTAAATCATGTCCTACAAGCACCTTGAGAAACTCAAGCATCTTATCTATTAGTTTGTCTACAAACTGTTGAGATAATTCGTCTAAAGGCTCATCAATAGACTCTTCAACAGGCGCTTCATCCTGAAGGTAGAACTCAGGGTTTATCTCTTCAAACTTATCGTTTTCCATATGCACCCATTAAACAGCGCGACCCACCTTTTGGGTGGGTCAACGCTAGACCTGTAGAGAGGCAACGCTTAGTAATCATATCAGGATACGTGTCTTTTCTTCAATTCTTTGGCAATAGCATGGAAGGCTTCTGCCCCCATTAAAACTTCATCTAAATCTGCAACGCTATTTTGTTTCTGATAAATCGTTATGTGTTTGCCAATCAGATACATCGAGTGCTCCATCCAGGCTATCAAGTCTGGGGTGGAAATCGATGCTACTCGTTTCTCTATCCGAGTCTGGGGCTGGTGTCCATCCCGCTTTTTCCGTAAAATCATCGTAAGTTACATCCCGCCTTTCTAAGGCCGAGTTTAGCGCTTCTTCCTCACTTTTTGCACCAGTCCATCGACCTACAACTAGAGCCTTGTAATTAGGAAGCCTAAATATGAGGGGTGTAGAGGTTCTGAAAGGCTCCTCTATCTCTTGAGTCCAACCACGTACTAAGTATTTTCCGTCCCATTCATATGGGAACTTGGTTACTTGAACAAATAATGGTCCGATGTTGTGTGCCTTTGGCATTTATCGCTTTCTTGGTTTACTTGCTTTCGGTGGTTTTGGAGTGTTCTTTTTTGCCAAACGGTCATACTGCTTTCGTTCGTTTGTCAATTGTATAGCACGTGTTACCTTGTACAGAGCCGTGCGTGCGTACGCAGGAAGCGAGGATACGCTTGCTGGTCCGCGAGGTTTGTAGTCTAAAACTTTGTAAATGTACTGACCCTTAGACACTCGACGCTTAAAGTCTTGCCATTCTGTTGTACTAACTTCGTAGTAGTTGTAATAGGTGCCATCACGAAATACGACGGTTAAAACAGAGCGCTGACGGTCATATCCAGCAGCCACTGTTCGTGGACGTTCAGGATTGGTTGTAGAAGTTGGAACTAAAGACAGGGGAGCAGGAGCGTCTGATTCTCCAAACTGCGGTCCCTTTTCACCAGGAATAACAACTTCACCTGTGTCTAAGTCTTCGTCGTAATATTTACGACCAGCAGAACGGTCTACGAAGTTTCCTTGAGCGTCTATGTAATAGACGTCTTCTCCAAGTCCTGGAAAGACCGCTTCTCCTGCTTGATTTCTTTTTGCAACTTCGCTAGGACTTTGAGGATTGTAGTAACGCATTGTTTCATCTGCGTTTAATAAAGTAATTGTTTCAAAAAATTCGCCAGAAGATGCTGCTACAGGTAATGCAGCAAATGGACTTTGAAATCCGCCCTCTTGAGAAAGAATGTTTGCCATTCCTCTAGTTTGTTTTGGGCCAAAGCCATAAGGCTTTCCCATCGCGCCTAACATTTCTTGAGCAGAGGGGAGGGCAGCAGGGCGTGGGCCCTTGCCTGCACCTCCTCCTCTAACTCTTGCCATAAGTTTATACTATGCCCAAGGAGTAATAGTTACTGCTTGTCCTACTGCAATCGTTGCGCCACCAGCGGCAACGGACTGTGTCTTGATTGTTCCAGATACTGCAACGACAGAACCTGAAAGTCCTGTTGCACCGTAAGATGCAGTTGAAGTTCCTGTAACGTCAAATGCGTTTGCATTTGGGACGTTTACAATTGTCCAAGTGTCATTGAACTCAGAAGCAAGACCAGAAACAGTTACTTTCTGGTTGGCTGAGTATCCGTGTGTTGATGCAGTAAAACGGATAGTTGTTGAACCAGTTGTACGAGATACTGCTGTGATTGTCTTTGCAGAGTTAGTTGCAGCAGATGCTGTAGTAACTGTAAGACCTGCGTCATCAAGAGTGTCTTGAGCGGTTGCTGTAGCAACACCAATTACGGATGGAACGTTGATATAGCCAACTCCTGCTCCGTCATCATTTGGTGTGTAAAGTGGATAACCATTCCATCCTGCGTAAGCAATGACGTGGTCATTTAGAGTTGCATCTAGGTCACCCTGGACTGCTTCGCTGCGGTCATCGTTTGGTTGCATTGGGAAATTACCCCATACAAAATCGACTGCAACGTTTCCTGCGGAATCGATTAGATTCCCATTGTTGTTTGTTGCCATTAGTTTTCTTCCTCACATGTGTGGTTGTCTAGTTCAGTCTCAAAAAGAACTTCTTCGCAGTCGCGACATTTGAAGAAGCGAACTTCATCTAGTGCTGGGTGTAAGGAATCCGAATGTTCATCGCCGTAAGCCCTCTGAGGTCCTGCTAGGACTTCAGGAGGAAACGGTCCTCTTGGACTGTGCGAGGACGATGGTACAGCATGACCTTGCACTGCGAACTTACGAATGACCTTCATTCTTCGCTCGGTTCTTCAGCCGCCTTTTTCTTACGCTTTGCTTTTGTTTTAGGAGCAACCGCTTCTTGAACCTCTTGCTTTGCTATCGACCACTCTTCAGTCGTCTTTATTAATTCGGCTTTCTTTCTTGCAGCCAAGAATTTAGGCAGGTGCTTATTGCAATAGGGAATCTCTCGTTCCAAAGTTATTTGGTATAGAAAGAAGGCGTCTTTATCGCAATTAGCACACTTCATTACTTAGCCTTCTTTTTAGGGGCTGCCTTCTTCTTCACTGGTGCCTTCTTTACTGGCTTCTTTTGTGCAGGAATAACCTTGACAGACTCAATCGCATCCAGTTCTTTTAATAGACTTTCAACAATTGCTTTTGGGTCTTTTTTCAAACCAAGTTTAATTAATAGTTTCGTAAACATTTAACAGTCCCATGCTCGTAGTGATTTGTTAATCCGACTGTTAGGGTCTCTAGCAGTCTTTGAAGAAGTGTTCTTTCTCTTCATGCCTTCCATCCTAGCGCAGAATGATTTACGACGCGCTGCTGATTTCTTAGACTTTTTTGCCTGCTCACGTTTTACAGGAGGTTTGAGGTCAGAGCCAGGGTTTGCACGTTCGTATGATTTACGTCCCTTTTCGTTAAGACCGCCTTTAGCGTTCTTACCTTCTTTGCGTTGCCATGCTGCAGATTTTGTTGCCATTACCAATCCAATCCGTGTGAGAACTGCTTGCTTCCCATAACAGGGGCTCCACCAGTCATAGGTCCTGGAGTAGACATAAGGTCTGTTAGCCTACTTCTTGTTTGCTTACCTAGTTGTGGATGGTCCTTTAAATACTCTAACTTTCTGTAGTAGTCAACTGAATGCATTCCAAACTGAGAACGAATAGCAGTATCTCTATCAGCAAGATTTGAAAACGACCTAGCAGAAAACCTAATCATCTTTTTTTCTGTGGGTGTTAACGGAGAATTTCGGTCTTTATACCCAGATAAGAAATTCTTGTGAGAGTCGTCATCACCAGTAAGAGTTGCAGGCATTATTGAGGAGCCTTCATTGCTCTGCCTGTCTTTGGGTCACGAACAGGTAGGGGTTTTGGTGTTTTGCTAGGTTCGTCAGTTTTTGGAGCACGAGTTGCTTTTGGTTTCTTTGTAAATTGTGCGGTTACATCGCCAATGCTTAAATGAATTGGTGTTTCGTGTTTTGCATGACGAAGAACTGAACCAAAGAACTCCATATTGCGACCATGCTGTGCCTGTGCCGCTTCTTCTGCAAGACCAGCCTTATGACTTTCTAATTCCATCCCATACTGATGGGCAGCATACTGAGCCTTGTGCATCTCTAGTGCACGTGACTGTGCTTCATTTGGTTGTTCTGTTCCTGGAAGCGCACGTGCTAGTGCCACCAAAGGATTCCAGTTGCGGTCACCTATTTGAGTCATAGGATAATAATCTCCTAGTCTTTAGGATTTTGTGCCGCTAAAGAGTCTTCAATCTTGATGAGACGTTCGCCCATCTCAACGAAGGCTTCCAACATTAGGTCGACCTTCTCTTCTACTTTCTCTTGCTTGTATAGCATTTTGTTTACAACGTCTTTTGTTGACTTCCCACCATTTTGACTTAACTCGCCATCCAACTTGTTAAGACGTTCCATGACTCCAGGAACGCGGTCTCTGCCTGGAGCCTCGTCTTCGCCTGTCCAATCTCTCTTGAAATGGTCGAACCAATCACTTAGTTCTCTTACTCTTTTATAGCCTGGACGAAAGATGACGCCCAAGGCTGTAAGAACTGATGCGACCAGAATAATTGCACCAGCAATTGCCTCAAGCGCCATCTATCTACCTCAGTGCTACTTCTTCTTGCCGAACCCGTATGACGGGTCTTTTGGATTTAGTGCTTTAGCCAATGGGCCGAGAAGACCTGCAATGAATGCATTTAGCAAAGTCTTTGGGTCTGTAACACCGCTCATGTATAGAGCGGCAACTGCTGCTGCAGCGGCACGGAGGTATGTACCTGCTGCTGCTTCTAGTGCTTTCTTATCCATATATCTCCTAAATGAGATGCCCTTCTCAAGGTAAATAGTGTCTTAATCTTCTTTGTTGCGCAGTGGATACGTGGCTATCCATGCAAGTAATGTTCCGATTGTTGCCCAACCAACTACGTCTTTTGCGCTTCCATCAAGAACAATCCAGGCAATAAACATACCAAGAAGTGTCCAGAGTTGGTCCAACATATCCTTTAGGAACTTAATCATTTGCGGCGTCTCCTAACTGCCTTGTTCTCTCCAGTTGGCGCACCGCCACCTGAACTACTGCCTCCAGTTGACCCTCCAGTCGTTGTTGCAGCGGCTGCTGCGGCTGCTGCGGCTGTTGCAGCGTTAATAGCAGCACCTGCAGCGACTACAGTTGCTACAACCATCTTTGTTGCTTCTTCGCGTTCTTCTGGTGACATATCTGCGCCAATACTTCCCAGTGCAAGAAGAACTTGACCAGGGTCATTAAATAATTCGCCAATTAATTCTGAAGGATTTTCAATTAATTCAAGAGCGGCTGCAACTTCTGCAGTAATGATAACGGCATTGCCGTCTTCATCAGTTCTAACATCGACGGGTGTTTCAGGTGGCAAATCACTGTAGGTAATTCCAGCCTCTTTTAAAGTTTCACTGGACACGGCCTCGCCTGGATTAAGGTTTGAAACAATCGCTGTTACTACAGCAGCCACTTCTGCTGCTGTCAAGTTCCCATCAGCAAGTGCGTTTGAGATAACAGTTTCTGGTGTAGGCTGTGAGGATGATTCTTGCGACTGATTTTCTTGCTCTTGGTTGTTTGGTGTTGGCTCTTCTGATTCTTCAGAAGGGGGTGCATCCACAGGGTCCTCGGTTCCGTCAGTTTCTTCGGGGGATGTGGATTGTGACTCTTCTTCTGTGGGGGTCGGCTCTGGCTCTGTATCTGAATCAGTAGGCTCTTCAGTTGAGTCTGTCGGTTGATTATCGGAAGATTCAGGAAGACCTTCAGGATTCTCTGAATCGTCTGGAGTGTCTGGTTGAGTGTCATCTGCAGGAGCATCCGTTGGCTCCTCTTCCTGATTTTGTGTTTCCTCTTCGGAAGGTTCTTCAGGATTCTCTGGAGCAGGTTCAGGTTCTGCAGTCACTGGTGGTTCCGAAGGAGTCGTTGGTTGAATTGGAGGCTCGATTTGAGGTGTTGGAACCAGGTCAGGTGGAATAGGAGTTACAGGTGAAGAAGGTTCTGGTTGTGGTGTTGGCTCTGGCTGCGGTTGTGGCTGCGGCTCTGGTTGTGGTTCGGGAGTTGGCTCAGGTGTTGGAGTCGGTTGAGGTTGAGGCTGAGGAGTAGGTTCTGGCGCTGGAGTTGGTTGTGGTTCTGGTGCAGGTGTCGGCGTAGGTTCAGGCTGTGGTGTTGGTGTAGGAGTTGGTTCTGGAGTAGGAGTCGGTGATGGAGTTGGTTCTGGGGATGGTGTTGGGGTTGGCTCTGGCTGCGGTGTTGGTGTGGGTTCTGGCGTTGGTTCTGGTGTGGGCGTGGGAGTCGGAGTGGGTTGAGGCTCAGGAGCGGGCGCAGGCTCGGGAGTTACTGGGGTTGGAGCAAGTTCAACAGGAGCAGCAGTCTGAGTAACACCTGCTTGCTCTAAAGTAACAATTGTTCCATTCTGTAATCTGGCACCTGTGCGTTCGCCACCATAGAGTGGTCCATCTACTGTGTATGTGTAAGCAACAGTTCCATCAGTTTGAATCTGACCAGTAATAACAATTTGTGTGGTTTCTCCAGTCATAACTCCAAAACGACGATACACGCCATCAACTTGAAATCCACCTTCACTTGTGCGAATAATGAAGTGAGTGTCTGGCATCTGTTGTGGAAGAGCCCACCAGTCACGAGATTCAATTGAGATAGAAGGAGTACTTGGGTATGTCCAATAAGTTCCATCTGCTTGACCAAAGGTAATTACTGAATTGGTTGTAGCATACACATCCGTGTAAGTTACTCCGTTAAATACAACGGTTGTAGTCAATGGAATTCTATAAGAAACGTCGTCACCACCAGCAGTTACTGTTTCAGTAACGACTGGTTCAGGTTCTGGTTGGGAGGTAACTGCAGGTGGAGTACTTGTTGTTGTTGTTGTCGTTTGTTCTTGGGTGGGTTGTGGGGTGGGTGCAGGGGACGGCTCCGTTGAAACAGAAGGTGAAGGTTCTGCAGAGGGTGTTGGAGTTGGACTCGGCTCAGAAGATGGAGAGGGTTCTGCGGTGGG